TTTATTAATTTTACAAAATAAATGTTCTCAATTTTTGTCTAACAATTTAATTATAATGAAAAATGAAAAAGATGTTTATTATAATTTAAAACAAAACAAGAAAAAACTACTAACTGTTCCTTATGGAGAAGATCCTTTATTTATATTGGCATCGTTCTTTCAAAGTGATGAAGGGCAGGCAGTATTCACTTTATTAAGTAATAGATTAAAAAAACTAGACGAATAAGTATTGCATAATAATGCAATTAATTGTTTAAATGTTATAGAGGTTTCACTAAAATGAAGCCTCTTTTTTTTTTCGTATCTTTGTTTAAATAACAATTTGAAATGATTAACACAGTAAGAGCAACAGTATTGTCGATTGCGAATAAAAACAATTACGGATATATAACTCCTAGTGATTTTAATTTATATGCAAAGCAAGCTCAATTAGATATTTTTGAAGACTATTTTTATCAATATAATAGTTGGATTATAAAGCAAAACGCCAGAGTTTCTGGTAGTGAATATGCAGATATACTAAAAGGATTAGTAGAGGTTATTGATAGTTTTTCTGAGACAAGAGGGTTGATTAATAATGGTATAAACTTATATAATCTTCCTGAAAACTATTACTTAATAAATAAAATAAACCATTATCCTAACGTTATATTTTCATCTACTAGCACAGCAGCTGGACTAAATACGCTTACTGATGCTAATGCAACGTTTATAACAACAGGAACTGTTGTTCCTGGACAATTTATATCAAACACTTCAGCAAATAGTATATACGCTGGATTTGGTGCATATGTAGTTAGTGTGGATTCAGAGACTCAATTAACATTATCTGGTAATCCATTTGGTACTGCAAGTACAATAGGTAATTCATATACGATTGTGACAACAGCAGGCATAAGAGAAATAGAAAGAGTTTCTCAAAATAAAATATTTTATTTAAACTCTTCTAGTTTAACATCGCCAAGCGTTTCATATCCTGCTTATGTTTTAGGAGGTGGTACTAGTACGGCTATTGGGAATACTATAACTGTATATCCTGAAAGTATAACTGGAGCTGGTAAAGTTTTATCACAATATATAAGATACCCGTTAGATCCTAACTGGACATATAGTACACTAACAGGTGGAGAGCCTGTTTTTGATGAAGGTGCGGCAGATTATCAAGACTTTGAACTTCCTGATTCTGATGAACCTAATTTAGTAAATAAGATATTGCAATATGCAGGTGTATCAATAAGAGAAAATGATATAGCTACTTTTGGAAATATTCAAGAACAAGAAGATAATCAACAACAATCATAAGAAATGGCATATATAACAGACTATCAATATTATGAAAACGGAGGAGTTAATCCTACGAATTCAAACTGGGGGTCATACCAATTTGTATCATTAGACGATATAGTAAATAATTTTATGCTAATGTATGTTGGTAATGACAAGCTAATAAACAATGTAGAAAAATATAATATTTTATTTCACGCAAAGCGAGGTATTCAAGAATTGAATTACGATGCTATGAAAGAAATAAAAGTTTTAGAACTAAGTGTTTGTGATCAATTAAGATATGTACTTCCACCTGATTATGTAAATTGGGTTAGGGTATCAATATATCAAAATGGTGTTCTTATGCCATTAACAGAAAATATTCAAACTAACTGGAGTAATGCTTACTTGCAGGCAAATGACTGTAAGATATTGTTTGATGAATATGGAAATATATTAAAACCAGAAAACTCTACTATAGATATGGACAGAATATCTGGTGGAAAGAAAAGTCTTTACTTAAATGCTAACAGCAGTCAAGATGGCAATATGGGTTACAATATAGATGGGTCTTGGTATTTTGATTATAGCGTTGGTCAACGTTATGGTCTTAACACAGAGACAGCTAACTCAAACCCTACATTTAAAATTAACAAGGCTTCAGGTGTTATAAACTTTAGTTCTGGAGCAGCAGATAAGCTAGTTATTTTAGAATATGTTTCAGATGGTATGGAGAATGGAGTAGATTCTGAAATAAATTTAAACAAACTATTTGAAGATTTTATTTACGCATACATAAAATATGCTATATTAACGAGCAAATACGGGGTGCAAGAGTATATTATAAATAGAGCTAAGAAAGAAAAGTCAGCTTTATTAAGAAATGCAAAAATACGATTAAGTAACATACATCCAGGAAGATTGTTAATGAATCTAAGAGGTCAAGATAAATGGTTGAAATAATATGCCACAGTTTACAAGAAATTTTATAAAAGGGAGAATGAATAAAAGCGTTGATGAACGATTAGTTCCTCAAGGTGAATATATTGATGCTCAAAATTGTAGACTTGGTTCTACAGAAAACACAGAAATAGGCGCTGTAGAAAACTCTTTAGGAAATACTAGGTTGACGACTTTAACTTATGAAGGTCAGGCGCTAAGTAATGAAGCAAAGTGTATAGGCGCTTATGAAGATGGAGGTAATGAAACTATGTATTGGTTTGTAAATGATCCAGCTAATACAAATTCTAGTACTGGAGTTGTAGATATGATTGTTTCTTACGACACAAAAAATGATTCTCTTTTTTATCACGTAATATCTACTAGTGTTTTAAATTTTAACGACAAAAAATTAATAACAGGAGTTAATCTTATAGATGGTTTATTGTTTTTTACAGACAATTTAAATCCTCCTAGAAAAATAAATGTTAGCAGAACATATCAATATCCTATAAGTGACGTTGATCAAATTACAGAACAAGATATAGGAGTTATTGTTGCGCCTCCATTATTTGCGCCTACATTAACACCAACTCAACAAGGTGGTGGAGAAAATTATATGAAAGAAATTATGATTTCTTTTGCATACCGATACCAATATGAAGATAATGAGTATTCGGCTATGTCTCCATTTTCACCTATATCATTTTCACCTGGTCCTTTTCAATTAAATTATTCTACCTATGACAATATAGGTATGGAAAATGTATATAATAGTGTTATTGTTAAATTTAATACAGGAACTAAAAATGTTAAAGGAATAGATTTATTATTTAAATCAACAAACTTTACAACAGTAAATGTAATAGAAAGATTTAATAAGCTTGATCAAGGATGGTTAGATAATGTAGAACAAACTTTTCAATTTACAAATCAAAAAATATATACAGTACTTCCTGAAGCTCAAATGATTAGATTGTTTGATAATGTTCCAAGAATAGCTCAAGCACAAACATTAATGGGTAACAGGCTGATGTATGGAAACTATGTTGATGGATATGATATAACTAATTCTGATGGTCAAGATGTTTACTTAGATTATGAATTAGATTTAATTACGGAAAACTTATCATCTGATCAAACATCATCAGTAAATAGTGACTTCAACTATTCTATAAATGGTTCAGTAAATATTATAAATGGTACTGCTAGTTATGATATATCTGGATATGATTTAAAAGCAGGCGCTCAAATAGGTATTGACTTTAATTTAGGTCATTCACAATTTTCAGGCGCATCAGAATATGTTGATGGAACAGAGCCTTTGAATGAGTTTGAGAACACATTTTTATACAACTTACAAGAAGACTTTGCAAATGCACACGACCTAGTAACTTCACCAGGTTTTGTTGCTGCAATATCTGAATTTGTAGCACCCTCAGACTCAACTTGTTTTCCTCCATTTTGTACAACAGGATGTGCAAGTGGAACATCTATTACAGATTTAATTAACTGTTCGGTAGTGCCAAAAACAAGCTGGTATAAAGTAGGTTTTGGTTTATCGGGAACAAACCAAGGTATGTCAATAGGTTCTACACCAGGCAGCAACACATTCTCTTTAACAGCTCAAGCTATTAAATATGAAAAATATGATGTAAGTGTATCTCCTGCTGTTCCTTTAGGAATATTTGCATATGAATATTTTACTGTTCTTCAATCAGAATTTTTATATAGTTTAAGTTCATCTAAAAGTAGCTTACATAGTGACAGGGATTATGAGGTAGGTATTGTATACGAGGATGATTATGGAAGAGCAAGTACAGCTTTAGTCGATACAAATAATACAATATATGTTCCTTGCGATAATTCTATTACAAAAAATACAATAAAAGTTACTTTAAATAGTTACCCTCCTTATTGGGCTACTAAATACAAGTTTGTTTTAAAACCATCTAAGGATGAATACAGAACAGTGTACTCAAACATATTTTTTCAGGAAGAAGAAACGGGGAATGTATGGTTTAAATTAGAGGGTGATAATAAAACTAAAGTAGTTTTAAATGAAAACTTAAAAGTTAAGTCTGATACTAATGGACCTGTTTTAAGGTGTGTTAGTACAAAAGTTCTTGACTATGGTAGTCAAGTAGAAAATTGGTTGTGTGATAGAAATAGTGATGGTACTTTAGTTGATGACACTTGTGGTCAGCCAACAGGAGTCTATATGCAACTTAGACCAAGTAATTTTTCTGCTGCTTCACCAGAAAATGCTTTTATAAACTATGGAGAAAAAGGATGTAAAGGTTCTTATTGTGCTGTTAGATATGATGTTTCTATTCCTAATCCAGACACAACAGGACCTACAGATGAATTTATTCCATACACTATACCAGCGGGTAGTATTGTTCAAATAAAATTAAGAGAGCAAAGATATAAAAGAGGTAGCAAGTGTGGTAGCAGACAGTACTTATATGATAAAACCTTTACAGCTAGTCAAGACTATGATAGTATGTATGCTTTTGTTGAAGGAGATAATATTGACTTAACAAATGGTCAATCAGCTGGATCTGATAGTACTATAAATAATATAAACCAACCTAGTACTTTATACCCTTACTTTACTTCTTTAGCAAGTGGAGGTCAGTCTTATTACTCTTTTCAGACAGACGGTTCTAATGGTAAAATGTATTTAGTTGGACAGAACGGAACACCTCAATGTAATCCACCTGATAAAAGAAATTCTTATGGAAACATAGAGATTGTAGTTCAAAGAGCAACTACTCTTATGGTTTTTGAGACTGAAGCAAAAGATGCGAATACAGAGCTTTATTATGAAAACGAACAAGTATTTAATATATCTGGAGGGTATCATCAATCAGGAACTAATGACACTGATCAAGATCAAACAGTAAGCTTGCCTGCTGTAGTAAATTTAACTTTTAGCAATTGCTTTACTTTTGGGAATGGAGTAGAATCAAATAGGGTTTTAGATGCACTAGCAACTCCTAGTTTTACTATTGGAGAAAAAGTTACTTCAGTATCTGAAGAACAGTACAAAGAAACTTTACGTTTTAGTGATATAACATATAGTGGAAACTATAACAAAGAGTCTAATATAAATAAGCTTAATGAATTTAATTTAGGTCTATCTAATTTTAAAACACTAGAAAGTTCTTATGGTCCTATTAGAAAATTACACTCTAGACAAACTGATATACTTACTTTACAGGAAGATAAAATATCTTACGTACTTGTAGGAAAAAATTTACTTTCTGATGCTGCTGCTGGAGGAGCTATAACATCTGTTCCAGAGGTTTTAGGAACTCAGTTAGCTAGAATAGAAGAGTATGGTATAAGTAATAATCCTGAGAGTTTTACATCTTATGGTTATGACGTGTATTTTACAGATGCAAAAAGAAGCTCTGTAATAAACATTAGGGGTGGTGTAGGCGCAAAGTCAGATAAGCTTCAGGTAATATCTTCTTTAGGTATGCGTAGCTGGTTTAGAGATTTGTTTACAGAAAACTTTAATACACAAAAGCTAGGTGGTTATGACCCTTATATGAATGAGTTTGTTTTAACAAATAACAATGAGCCTGTTCCTGTACCTCCTGTAGATAGAGATTGTGGATACGAACTTAGACAGAACAATTCAAGTGAGGCTGTGTCTTTTAATTTAGATTGTACTTCAACAATAGGTGATATTGCTTGTGTTTATAATTTTGATTCTGGAAGCGCAACACTTCTTGTAAATTATAATGGTGTTAGTGTTGTTAATCAAACAATTAGCGGTTCTGGAACTGTAACCTGGAATAAAGGTCAGTCTTTTCCAACTACTGCACAAGTTACTGTAACACCAACAGCAGCAACTTATTCTTTACAAATAGGTTGTCCTCAAACAGAAAATTTAACAGTAAAAAGAATAGTAATAAATTCTTCAGGAGACGCTACTTTAACTTCAAGTGTAAGATATAAGTGGTCTGATGGAACTACAATAAGCCCTTATCAAAGTGACAATGTTATTTTAGAAGAGGATGGTGTTTCTTTGTTTGAGTATCAAACTGGTCCTTCTTCATTTGGTACAATACCACCTGATGGAGCAACAGTTACTATGCAAAACAGACAGTTAAGCGGAGATACATTTCCGTTTGACCCATTGTCTGATAAGTTAAAGTATTTAGTTTCAAACACAAACTATGACGAGGCTGATGTAAATACATTAATACCTTTATTAAATACTGCAACACCAATTACCAATGTGGGTAGTAATACTTATCAATCAAGCTTTACATATACTAACGCATCTAATGATGATTATTTATATTTGGTTTGGGATTATAGAGTAGCTACGCCAATTGAACTTTGTTACAACGCTACAAGTTCTGAAGGGTCTTGTTGTGATTGTGGTACAGACGCTCCAGTTTGTCCAGATAGAACTTTAGTGTTTCAGGTATGTAATAGTAATTCAGCTAAAGACGATAACTTTGATGTTTACTTGAATAATAATTACATAGGGGCGTTAGACTTAAATGCTAACTCTCAAGTTGGTTCTGTATTTATTGCGACTACAAATACTTCTGCAACAATTACAAGTTCAGATTTTGTATGTCCTTTAAATAATATGGTAACATACAGATTTGATCCTAACTTTGTAGTAGGTGGAGCAAATACTTTAGAGCTTAGAAATACTCAAAACAATAACAATGGTAACTATGGTTCTATTGGTATGAGAAATTACCTTACAACGGGTAATAATTTATCTAGTCCTTGCGTAGTAACTGATTTAGTTTATTCAGGAGGTTCAGGTCAAAGTTTTACATTTAATTTTAGTTATGACGAATGTTGTCCATAAATAATAAATAATATGAGTTTAGTAAATAAATATATTGATTCTGTAAGTTTTCTAACTGCAACTGCGGTTTATGATGACGTGAACTTAACAGTAAAATCTGCTGATGGTTATTATCAATCTGGTGGTCAATACAGACAACAGGTTTCTGGAGCTTTATTAAGTTCTAGTGTATGTTCTGATTGTTTTACTTTTGATTCTTTAGATTATGCAGCTAGTAGTTCTAGTGACTTATGCTGTTTAACACAAACACCATCGCAATATTATTATCCTACTGGATCTACTTTCGCAAATACTACAAATATTTATACGGATGTAAACTTAACAAACGTTGCTCCAGATGGATTTTATAGTGAGCCAGGTGGTAGTCAATTTAGACAAATTAGTAGTAGTGTTCTTGGTTCTTTACAGACTTGTGCTACGTGCTATACATCTAGAACATTGGCTTTTAGTTCTGTTTCCGCAGTAGATGTATGTTGTAATTTACCATCAAGTAGTACGTACTATGTTGATTATGGTACTACCTTGTTAACTACTAGTAGTGTATATTCAGACACTTCAGGAACAATTGCAGCTGATGGATTTTATAAAGAAACATCTGGTAATACATACAGAGAAATGTCATCTAGTGTTTTAGCAGCTCAAAATCCTTGTTCACCTTGTGGTGGAACTAACTCTTGGAAAGCTCAAGATTGTAACAGTGGTTCTGTATACTATTATTTAGATCAACAAGATGGTTATTTAAACAACAACTTAATTGTTTTACAATATGGATATAGTGTTGGAGATGTTGTTTGGGTAAGACAATCTCCATCAGGAGCTGTTGCTTGTGCTACAATAATAAGTATATCTTCAACTCCTCCAAACTCTAAAATAGACGAGGGAGGTAATAGTGGAAACGGACCTTATAGTACTTGTAGTTCTTGTTCAATACCTTAAAATAAAAATATGCCAAACTATACACTAACACACAGTCAAGACGTACAAGGATGGGCGTCATTCTATAGCTATTACCCTGATTTTATTATGGGTATGAATCAATACCTTTATACATTTAAAGGCGGAGATATGTATAGACATAACACAAATTCTACTAGAAATAATTATTACGGTGTTCAATATAATTCATCTATAACAAGTGTATTTAATGAGCAACCAATTCAAACGAAAGTTTTTAAAACCATAGAACTTGAATCTGACTCTAGCTGGGATGCTACATTTCAAACTAATTTACAGCAAGGTAGTATAGCAAGTGGTTATTTTTCTTTAAAGGAAGGTTCTTATTTTAGTTTTATAAGATATAATCAAAATCAAGAAAACTTAAACCTTAGATCAACTCAAGGTGTTGGTACTTGTGCAAATGTAACTGGAAGTGTTGCTGCCCCTCCCTTAGCTATTGAATTTAATTTTTCTGTTGACTCTATACTTAATATAGGCGCAACAGCATATAAAATTGATTCTGGAGCTTTAGTTGAGTTAGGTCCTGTAACATCAATATCTGAAGATAGAAGAATTGTTACGGTATTAAATCCTACAAATAACGCATCTGCTGGAGACAACATTGTTTATCTTAAAGACCCAGTAGCAGAGTCTTTTGGTATGTTGGGGTATTATTTAGAATTTACTTTAACAAACTCTGACACTACTGCAACAGAATTATTTTCTGTCAATAGTCAGGTCTTTAAAAGTTATCCATAGATTTTGTATCTTTGCTTAAATGGGATTTACAATAAAAAAATTAAGCTCAACTGATTACGAAGAAATTTTAGTAAATTGGTGGGCAGATTGGAGATGGGATGCTCCACCTAAAGATTTTTTACCAGAAAATGGAATGGGTGGTTATATGGTTTATGATGGAGAAATTCCTGTTTGCGCAGGATTTGTTTATGTTACCAACTCCAAGGTAGGGTGGTGTGACTGGATTATCTCTAACTTTAACTATAAGGATAAAGTTAAAAGAAAAAAAGGTCTTAAAAAGCTTATAAACTCTTTAACAGAGGTGTTAAAGAAAAGTAAATGTAAATATGCTTACGCATTAATTAAGTCGGACAGTCTTATAAAAGTATATAAAGAAGAAGGTTACTTAGAGGCTGGTCAATATAACAAAGAAATGATTAAAATATTATAATATGGCAGCAATAACATCAGCGGTTTTATCTATAGGTTCAATGGCTTACAAAGGTTTTTCGGCTATTGACGCTGCAAAGAGCCAGAGTAGAGAAGCAGGAAGACTGGAGGAAGAAGCTCTGGAACTAGAAAGACAAGCTCTTGCAGATTTAGAACAAAACAGATTAGAGGCTGTTCAAGTACCTATGCAAATATTTGACACCGCTAACGAATTACAAACGCTAGATGGATCTACAATATTAGAAGCAGCCGCTGAAGGAGATCAAAGAGGGGTAGCTGCTACAGCAGGTAAAATAAAAGCTACACAAGACTCAGCGAGAACAGAGGCGAGAGACACTATGGCTAAAATCCAAATGGATTTAGATTTACAAACCGCTAAAGAAGGTAACAGAAAAGGCGAATTAGTCTCTGGAATGAAAGACACAAGAGCTATAGAGAAATCACTTGAGGCAGATGCAATGGAAGCAAATGCAAATGCTCTATCAGTATCAGGAACACAAGATTTAGTTGGTGCAGGTGTACAAGCTTTTAGTGCTTTAACTCCTGTTTTTAAATCAAAAAAAGGAGACGCTACTAAGCAGCTTACGAAAGACGATGCTAAAGATAAAACAATAATTGAAGATGGTCAGCTTAGATCCCAAGACAATGAAACAGATCCAAAAACTGGGTTTGGAAAATTTTTGAGTTCTTTAGGAGGTGTAGGTAAAAATATAGTAGGTGCCGTATCTAATTTCACTGGTATTGGAGATGGTAAAGATTTTAATGAATCTCAATTAGCTGAATTGTCTAAAAGTCTAGGTATACCGCTAGAAGAACTTATTGCTAAACTAAAAAAATAATATGGCGGATAGATTAGATATTGCAAAATTAAAACTAGAGAAAGGTTTATTAAGCGATAAAGGAGTACCGAGTCAAGATTTAGCTACAGGTCTTCAAGGACTTTTTAGTGGTATTGATGCTGACGTACAAGCTAAAAGAGAAACTCGTCAAAAGTTTAAAGAAGAAAGCGCTTCAGATATAAGAGACCTCAGATCTTTAAGAGCAGAGGCAGAAGCAGCTGGAGCTACAAAAGATAAAAGTTCTTCAGGACAAGATATTAAGTTAGGTGATATACCAACTAGTACTACAATAGCTAACTGGACTCTTAGTCAATTAGATGGATTTATACAAGACTCTTACGATAAACAAGAAATAGTAACCTCTGGTTTAGGAGGGCAATTTGCTGTAAGAGATTACAATATATTTAAAAATAATCAAAAACAAACTTGGCAAGCTGTAAAAGGTAGAGCTGATGCAGCAGCAGCAGAGTTAGAAGAAACAATAAGAAGAGCAGAAGGCTATACTAATTCCGAAGGAGTTTTTATTCCACCAGTTGCTGGAGCGGGCGAAGCTGCTTTTCAAAGATACCAAAGTGTTTTAAATGATTTAAACAATACATTTATAAAGTCTGAAGAAGACGGAATGGGTGGGGTGTATGTTTATGAAACAGTATATGACCCAGCAACAGGTGTTCAAAAAAGAGTACTAGATGAAGATGGTAATCCAGTGATAAATAAAAATATTAGTGGAACAAGTGTAATGGCTTTGTTGAATAAACAAAATTCAAGATGGCAGAAAACAGACGTAATTAGTTCTGTAGAAAAAGCCTTTGGTAAGGACGTTATAGCTTCTTATCAAGTTTCTACAAACCATCCAGGATATATAAAGGGAAGTAGCAGAGAGGATAATATTAGACGTAATCCTAGTTTTACTAGATACCAAGATACTTTTATAAAAAAAACATTACCTAATAACAGAGCGGTTTCAAGCGCATTGACAGATAATTATGGGGGTGAATTCTATCAATTAGACCCTAATCAAACCGCAAGCGGAATAGTTGACGGAGTAAAAATTGATATGAATAAAACAATATCAGTTAGTGTTTTAACTGGATATGATTCTAATGGAAAACCACTTTATGCTGATGTTAAAGCTCCTAAGTATATAGGGTCAAAAATAGAGGGAGATGGTATTGTTGTTCAGACAACAGATAAACATAAAGAAGCAGCATCAGGAATTGTAAGAGCTACTATTGACGGACAGTTAGGTGTTAAGGTAGTTAATGGTGTAGCTGTGGCGCAATATGATCCTAATAGAGCTAGTATAACAAAAGCTCAAGACAGAAAGAGTAGGGGTGTGGATCTGTTTAAGCAAATCACTAGAAGTTTTGATGGTAAATCTGATGATGTTAAAAATGCAGTAGAGAACCTTATGATTAGTAGTAACTTTAAATTTAATGAAACAATATCTGAAAAAGACGGTGATACTGTGGTTTCTCAAACATATCAAGTAGATAAAGGAGATGGAGTATTTAAGTCATTTAAGGTTAGCTTACAAACTAAAAACCCTAAATGGGATGAAGATAAACAAAAAGGATTGAAAGAAGGTGATGCAGGTTATGTACCTAAATATATTCCTATATCTAAAGCAGAGTACGAAGATAAAATGTACGAGTTATTTAAAGGACGTGACGATAATAGTTCTGTTTCAGAGGCTAGAAAAAACTATAGCTCAAATAAAGCTAATAAGTATTCACCAACAGGTACTTTTAATCCTAAAGGCGATAGAGATATGTCTGTTAAGACTACAGAGAATGTAGAAATTACTGGAATAGATGACATTTCTGTTAATACACAAATAGGAGATAAATCTGCAATTGACACAATAACAGGATCTAAAGCTTATCAAAACATTAAAGACAATTGGAGTGAAGCTGGTGTTAAAAACGAAACCGTACAACTACAAGGATTACAAGGATCGATACAAAGTACGTTTGATAGTTTAAAAGCAGAACAAAAAGGTAATCAAGGCGCTGGTGTTGAAGTAAAATATGATGCTGATACTGCTGAGTTTTACTTTGTAGGTCCTAACGGAGAGGAAACAGAAAAAGTTTCTGTAGCTGTAGATAATACTGAATTAGACGGGCAAATTACAAAGATTTTAGCAGACGGAATAAGTAAGTTTTTAGCTGGAAGAGCAGAAGGAACTAGAAAGAAAACAACTGTAGGAGGAAATGAAGTATTTGTAGATGCACAAGGAGTTGAGGTAGATGAATTTGGAGTGCCAATAAAAAAATAATAATAACATACAATAATGGAAGACGAATTATTATTTGAAACCCCTAATGGGTCTGTAATTACGGAGAGTGAAGCTAAATCTAAATATGGAGATAGATTTCAAAGTTTGTTAGATAGCGGAACTTTTAAACAAACAGATAAAACTGCTGATAAAAAAGAAGAAGTTAAAATTGATTTTGATGTTGAGGCATTTTATATTAGTCCTAATGGTAGTGAAATAAAAGGAGCAGATGTTGTTAAAAAATATGGAAATCGTTCACAGTCTTTAGTTGATGACGGTACATTAAAAAAAAAAGACCCGTCTGTCGTTTCCACTGGGGAAGAGGCAAATATGGTTGGCACTACACCAATTCAAGAAACACCAGATACCTTATTGGAATCTGGAGGTCTACTAAATAATAATACAGAATTAAATTCTATTATGGTTGGAGAAGTTCCCTTCTCACAACTGTCTGCTCAAGAGCAAAAAACTTTTTACGAAGAGATTGAGAGGCTGGAGAAAGCTGAAAAGCTAAATAAAGCTGCAGCCGATAATCCTTATGGTATAAGAGTGGATGAAAAGTTTAAACCTTTGGAAATTGAAGGTCTTAATATAGAAAAAGATCCTATTGTTTCTGCTGCTCAAGATCTTTATAATAAAAAAAATGCGCCTACAGATTTTTCTAAACTTGTTGAAGGCGTTGAGGATACAGAAAAAATAGTATCAACTAACAGAGTTGAATTATTAAAAAAATTCCAAAAATCTAAAAACAATACTAACTTATCTTTTACTGAAGACGGTAAAATAATTGGTAATAGAACAATACCAAAAGGTGTTATTGGAACTACTCCAAAAGTTAAAGATGAGAATTTAAACTGGTTTCAAAAACTTATAATGTCTCCAGAAGAGTACAATGAAATAGAAGAAGCTAAAACTGTAAATCCAGAACTGCTATCTAAAATGGATATAGATGTTTCTGATTATCAGGCTTGGGAAGCAGAAAACACAAAGGAAGATGGTTTTGTATACCAACAAGTACAAGATCTAATAAACTCAGATTCTGACAATGACTACCTAAACGATAAAAGAAATTTCAAGAAATTATCTGCATACGTTAATAGTATGGGGGATGAAATAGAAAATGACTTGTCTGTTATTGAGAACAAATTATTGTTTGAAACCAACCAAGAAACAAGAAGGCAGTTACTAAACACTCAGTCTAAATTAAAAGCTCAACAAATTAAAAACATATCAAGACAGTATAATATTATAAGTTTATTTCCTGCTCTTGAAGGATCTGAAGATGCTAAGAAAAACAGAAGAGAGCAATACATAATAGACCAAAGAAACGGAGATGTTTCTGGAGGATTTGGAGATGCGGTTTTGTTACCTGCGGCAGATTCTGCAATGAGATTTATTGGTGGTATTTTCTCAGTTATACCATCTTGGGTAGAACAAGGAGGTAATTTAGCTGGTTTTGAAATGCAGGGCTTGAGAGCTTTAAATGAAAGCTTAGACTCTATGCTTTCTAATGAAGTAGGAACTGTTGATGGTGCATTAGACACCTCTACTATTGAGAGAAGAACTGTAGAAAAATTAAAGCCTGTTACTATTAACTGGAAAGGAAAACCTTTGCAAGTAGGTGTTACCCCAGAAGGAGATATTGTAGATATAAATACAATGGTATCTATGGGTGGTATCTTAACTAATGACGAGGTTAAAGAAGTAAATGAATTAGCAAAAAAAGTTCCCAACTACGAGTATGAATGGTCAGCTGGATCAATTACTCAAGGTACAGTAGGTACTTTAGTTAATTTAGTGGGGCTAATAAAAGGTGGAAAATGGGCAACAAAAGCTATTCAAAAAGGACTTAAAAAAGCTGGTTTAAAAACCACTGTTCCAGGTGGTATAGGTATGGGTTCTGTTTCATATATGTCTACTGTTGCTGGAGAAGTTAATGATATTAAGAGTCAACTTATGGAGGCTGGTGTTCCTGAAGAAGAGGCTATGTCTAGAGCTATAATGTATGGTAATGGTAGAGCTAGCTTAGATGGAATATTTTCAGGACTAGCAGGTGGAAACACAAAACTACTTGAAGCTACAAAGAGCTTTCCAAAAATACTAAAAGACTTAGCTTTAAAACCTAAAACAGTTGTTAGCAGTAAAGTGTTTCAGGATAAGGTAAAAGACTTAGTTAAAGAAAACGGTAAAGAACTTTTTATAGAAGAGTTACCAGTGCTTTTTACAGGTAATATCCTAAATGGATTAGCTAATGATTCTGTAGGTAAACAAATTTTAAATGAATCTACATCAAGCAGGGATATTGTTGAGACAGCTATACTAACTGTTCTTGCTACAACTGGTGTAGGATCTAAAAGACTTTTATCTAACAATAAAAGAAAAGACTTAATAAGAGCTGCATCATTAAGTAGTAATATAGAAAAAGATATTGCGAACTTGGTTAACTCTGGTCAAATGTCTGTAGCTGATGCTAAGTCAGTTTACCAGGAAATATACAGTATGCAAACTGCTTTAAACCAAACACAAGGTTCAGTTGTTATGAGTGGTAATCAAGAAGAAGCTGCCGCTCTTTTGAATCAAAGAAGAAAATTAATGGATCAGCGAAGTAATTTAGAAGGTCCATTAAAAGAAGATATAGACAAAAAGATTGAAGATGTTGACAAGCAAATAGAGATTTTAAAAGCAGAAGATACTGCTCAAGCTATAGAAGCTTCTGGAGGAGAAACAACTACAGAT